GACTCTGCCTGGACGACTTTTGCCTTTCTTCTTACCGTCAGCAAAGTTTTCTTCTACTTCTTCCTCGTCATCTGGATAATGTCCTGTAGCACTATGATAGTATAACAGTTCTGCGGCATCTGGATAGCCGTCTGTGTCTAAATATGTAGGGTTGGTTACTCCATCTAAGTAAACTTCACCATCTTCAAAGTGTTGGTTACCATAACTGGTCATTATGCGATACTGTTTGCCGTCTGTGCCTTTTACTATAACACCATCTTCCTGATCTACTTGTGCTTGGTTTACCCATTCATCATTGGCTCTATCTGCTTCTTGTGGTGAGAAGTAAGGTTTCACAGCATGTGGATTCATGCCTACTACATCTTCCTGGAAAAATTCAAACAGTCTCATTCTGTTTCTTCGGGTTCTGGTCTTTTATTTGGTTTAGCAAAATCAAATTTCGTCTGACGCGGATCGTTCATACCTCTACGTGTTTGCCAACCTCTAGAAGCACTATCTGACCGCCTTTTTCTCATTTCTAGTTCTTGTTTATATCTTGCTATTTGAGGATCTGTTGCGTCTGGTTCGTCTACTAGGGATAGTTGCTGTCCTTTCCTCTTTGAGGTTAAATCAGCGGCTGTTCCGCCCGGGCCAAACAAATCAACAAGTTCTCTAATAGTCTTGTTTACTAGTACAAATGGTACTCTGCCATTGTCGTTAATCTTACTGCCTTTTAATACTTTCATTATAGCATGAAATCTATGATGGCCATTAACAATATATCCGTTATTATCAATTATAAACGGTCTACCTTGTAAGTAATCAGCAATTTTATTATCAGGATTTTTATTTAAAAACTGTACGATTTCAGAAGCAATATTATCTACATATTTTGGAATCATATCTATTTGTGCTGGTTTTAGTTTATTAATACCAACTAGACCCTGGCGTATTTGTATGCCAAACTCTTTTATAAACATTGGATCTTTTAAATGCTTCAGTTTTAATTGTGGCATTTGTTCTCTTTTGTACAAGCCTCCAGCCATTGTAGTTCGATCTGGTGCTTCTCCTGATCTAGGTGCTTCTACTAAACTTTCGTCCATATTTTTTAAACGTATTACACCGCAACCTAATCTATCTCCGGCGTTACCTGTTTTAAGACTTTCTTCATCGCCGCCTTTGCCTAAGTCGTCTCTATCGGCATGTACTACTAATGCTCTTCCAACAACACTTCTATCGCCAGTTAAGTCAACACGTTCTGCTATTATTTTAAATTTTGCTGTGCCGCTTTCGTTTGCTACAATGTTGCCTAAGTCACCAACATGACCTTTTTCTAAATCACCATGTTCGACTCCGTCTGGATCATAATGTCCGCCAGCAGTTTCACAACCTTTACTAAGGTCACCAAACTCATGAATATGTATGCCATGTTCGCCCGGCTCTAATCCGTTTATTTGTCCATAAATTTTTGTACTTTTACCCGGTGCTTGTTTCATATATACTACACCCTCTAAATCACCATGTTCGAAATCACAAAATGCTTTTACAGTTTCTTCTGCTTCGGTAATCTTGTTTAGGCTTTCGCATTGGCAATCTGGTGCCTTTGTTCGTGGACATGAACTATTTACTTTTGCTTCACTAACATTTGATTTGCTTTGAACAATTGATGTGTTAGCAAATGGATTTTCGTTAGTAGTAATTAAATAATTTGTTTTAGCATGTAAACGTAATCCTGAACCTTGTAAGTCTGCTACGTCTTTAATGAAATTAAATGTTTCTTTCTTTAGGTCTATGAAAAGTATACCTGCTACTGTACCACTTGCTCGTTTCTTAGCAAGATAGTTGCTTACATTTGTCTGTGCTATTAATTGCATTGCTCCATTAATATCTTGTGATTTAAGTAATTGTGCTATTTTGCCTCCCATTGGTGGCAAGTTAGTGAATATATTACTAATTATATTTGCTACTTCGTCTTGTGCTTCTGGTACTGCTTGTAAGAAAGCGGCAACATGTGCCTGTTGCATACCGGAACCTACTTTTACTTTTGTTCCACTTTTTTCTAGTTCGTCAATTTTATCTTTATATTTTGTGAAGAATTGTGTTACTAATGTTTTATAATCATTTGATATAGTAACTTCTCTGTCATTAAATCTTGCGGCATTTTTTCTTGTTGTTTTAAGTTCTATTGGTTGCCCATCAATTATTAAATCACCTTTGCCGCCGTCCTCGCCTGTTGATGCCCCCATACCTGATATACGTTGCGATAATACTGATAAAGCAAATTCGCCTGGTCCAATTCCGTATTGTACAACTTGATTTAAGTCGTCTACTAGTTCTGTTATATGACTTTCACCTTTAGCACCGTACCCTTTATAAATGTCGCTCATTGTTACCGTTTGTGTATTAAGTAAGGCGTCAACATTAACTAATTTGTCTGCTTTCCAATCTACAAACAGTTGTGCTCTTTCGCTTGGACTCATTTCTACACTAGCAACAATTTTAGCAATCTGTCTAACTGCTTTCTTGACATCTTCATCCGGAATGCCTTCAATTTCTTTACTTAAACTTTGTAATCTACCGCCAACACCCATGTCGTCAATTAATTGTTCTACATAGTTAATAAGTTTATTTGTGTTTTCGTCATCTGGTAAATTTTCTAGTTTTGAAATTAAATCATCTTTGTTTTCATTAAGTTTAATTTTTTTGATATCTTGATCAGACATTCTATTTTTAACATAATGTCTTAAAATATCTCTACCGTCTGCTTTTGGTCCTTGTGCTGAATGTAGTTTACTAAAGTCATTCATCATACGCGGTATTGGTAGAGCCGTATATGCTTTAAACTGTATATCTATATCTCCTGCTGGAAACTCTTTGCTGAGAATATCGTTTATGAGATCTATTTTATTATTGTTAGGTAAATTTTCTGAAAGTTTTTTTGCTCTAATAAGCATTTCTGTAACTTGTAAAGACTCGACTCTTGATTTTCTAACTGGATTGGCTATAGCATCAAATTTCTTTTTTGATATTTTCCAACCTTTACTAAATCTTTTAAAGCCTGCGTCTGCTAGTCTTTTATTATCCCAACTTCCTGGTAGTGGCCATGGTTGGCTATCCCAAATTGTGACCATTTCCTGCTTATAATCTTGTTGCTGTGCTTGTTGTTTTCTAAGTCTTGCCGCGGCAATGTCGCTCAGTGATTCTGAGATTTTTTCATTTCTAATTATTTCTAGTTGCTGTTCTAGTGTTAAATTTTCAAAATTTTCAAATATATTAGACATATTTGTATTTATCGTACTTTCGTTTCTATTGGTTACTGATCTGCGTGTGGCCGCTAGTGCGTCTTGAAAACTATCAAATCCTGTACTATTTTTGATAGTTCCTAGAACATTTGCTTTAAACACACTATCGTTATAATCATTGTTTAAGAAGCCTACTAGTTGATTTACTTCGCCACGCGGTAAAAAGTTGTTCATTCCACTTTGCATCATTGCGTCAAAGCCTGGCCAATTGTCTCTGGCTTTATCGTAATCCGGCTCATCTGAATGTACACTACTGACGTCATCATCTGGTTTACCGTCAGGACCTTTTCTAAAATAGTTCCCACCACCTGCGGTGTAATTGTCTAGAATATATTTGTGTGCGGCTCTAACTGCTGATACCCATCTTGGCATACAACAAGCATCAGGATCAGGTTCTGGTCGCCATTCATGGTTGCTATCGTATTGATTGTATGCTTTTTTAAGTAAATTTACACCTTGGTTGTTTACACCTGGTTCTATTTTTAAATGTTTTGCTAAATTTAGCCAATTTGTTTTACTTGCTATACCGTTTGAACTATCACGTTCCATGCCTTCCACACCAGCCGCAACTATTAAATCTCTGCCTGCCTTTTGACTTTCCTTGTCGTCTAATGCTTTTGCCTTCTTAGATAGTTCTGGGTTATTAACATGCCAAGCCGCCGCGGCTGATGGCGACATTGGTGTTCCGACACCAGGCTGAGTTGTTTGTTCTTTTGGTACTAGCGGTTCCGAATCCATTCCTTCTCGTGAATCGCCGTCTCGTGTTATTTCAATCCCTTGTGCTTTTAATATATCTGCTTCTCTACCTTCAATTTTTACAAAGTCGCTGTTACCTACTAATTGATTATACGCCTGACTGTATTTTAAACGGAATGTCTTTAGTACCTCTTTTGCCGCTTTTTGTCTCCACTCAGGATGTGCGCCACCGCGTTCTTGTATTTCATAGGCATCATTTGCCTGGCTCCAGTGTGCCGCAGGTATTACAAAAACTTGTCCACTATTTAATTTAGTTGAAAAATATTTTCGGTATTCTAGTTGGGCATTTTTTCTTGCCTCTTTGCTGTAATCAGGGTTTGTTAGTTTGTCATATAAATCCTGTCTTATATATGTGTTAGAATATGATGGAATGTTTAGGCTTACTCTAACTTTTGATTGTATATTTTTCTTAAATTGTTTTTCTCTTTTATCAACAACTTGCTTATCAGCAATTTCGTCTGCTTGACTGTCAAAATCCATTTTTTGCGATAATGTATCAAAGTTTTTTGCCCAATCTTTAATTGCGCCAAACCGAATACTAATAAGATCTTCGACTTCTTTTATTTTAAATATTTGCGGATTTACTTCTTTCTTTTTATAATAGTAGCCTAACGAATCTCTAATACAGTCGGTCATTCTTTCACCTATTATTTGATCAACCGAAGATTCAAATGGATCAGAATATTCTTTTTTAGCAATTCTATCTAATACTTGATTTAATTTATCATTAGTATATTCGCTGATTGCTAAGAATTGATGACCATCAGATTGAGTATATAAGTCTAGATATTGTTCTTTTTCTTCTTCGGACATATCAATGACTCTGCTATCAACTGGTTCTGGATTTCTTATTTCCACTTCAGAGATACCAACAATATCTTCCCAACTGCTCATGGGTTGAACTTCTTTTAAGAAGTCTTGTGTCATTTTTGCCAACTCAGGTAATGAGTCATAGTACATTTGCGGATTGTCTTCTTTCAATTCATTTAAGTGTAAAAAACGTTTACGCAATTTCATTACATAAGTGTTTAAGAAATTTTCAATATAAGAATCGCCGCCGGATACGTTTGCGTTGTGGTCTTTAGATACCGGTTCGTTGTAATTTTTAAATCCTGCTATAAACTTTGTTAGTTCTTTATAGGCTTCTGGATAATAAGGTTCGCCTGGTCGGGCAGGTGGGTTACTGCTATTGTAACTTGACCTAACCATGTTTGAGTAAAAACTGTTAAACTCTTTATTATCTAAGTTTTGTACTATGCTGTATCGCATATTATGTACTTTGTCGTCAGTTATATCAGCATCATCGCCGTGATTCATTTTTATTAATAGATCAATTAATTTTTCTTGATCTTTTTTGTTCCACCCATCGCTGTGTATAGCATTCCATATACCTTTAGAAATCCGTTCTGCTTTAGGAATATTAAGAAATTCTGGCTGTTGTATTATTTGTTTTTTGAATAATACATCAATACCTTTTTTGACTACTCCTGCTTTTTGTTTTGTTTGATCATTTTGTGTTGGGATATTAATATCATCAAGTGAACGTAAAACTTTATCACTAAATTCTGTTTCACTTAATTCAAACTCATTTAAACTTTTACGAACTGTACTGATATCCTTAACACTTAAACGATTTCTATGTTTACCTGTGGCAATATCTGTGGCTAAAAATGCCATTGCTTTAACATAATATTTTTGTGCTGTTCGTAATTGGTCTGGGGTTTCTGTATCTGCTTCTTTAACTTGTTTTGATTCATTCAATGCTCTAAAGGCATTTGTTATTTGTCCCACACCGTCAAAATAATTTTCTTTACTAAGAACATTCTTAAAAAGATCTACTAAAGGTTCTTTAATACTGTCTAAGTCAAAACGTTCTTTTGCTCTATCTAAAACTTTAGGATCAATTTTACCAGCACTATTTACAATTTTGTACATAGCATTAACATAGTCTTTGTTATATTTGTCTGTATGACCTGCTTCCATAATTGTAGCATATCTTACTACTGCTTTGACTATTTTAGGCATATCTAGGTGATAATCACTACCACCACCAATTCTAAATTCTATTAAATTATATCCTGAGTCGCTATCTTTCTCACGTTTGAAATTGATGCTGTTCATTTTTTCTGGACTTATACCTGACCCTAAAATTTCTTCTACGTCTTTGATGCCTGCTGTGCCTTTGTTTGCGGCTGATACGGCATCCGCCGCTTTTTTCTTTATTTGTTGGCTTTGTTGTCTTGTATAAGTGTTATTTTCTCTACCAAATGTACTTAACAAGTAAGCATCACCTAATAGTGTAGCCATTTTTAATTTGTTTGCTTCGGCGTTGTTAGTACCTTCGTAGCCACCCCTTTCACCGTTCCAACTCATTGTGACATGTAAGCCTGTTGATGAGTTTGTTGTTGCTCCACTTTTTATATGCTCAAAGAATCCTTTCATTTCTGTAAGCATTTGCCTTGGAGTATCAAACACAGGTGAAATAATTTCTGCTCCTGTACCGCCTTCGTCATCGATACTGCTGTCGTTTTCTACTGCCCACTCGTCTGGACTACCACTTGTATAACCATAATCGCCAGTTTCAGGATAATTTTTAAACTCAGAACTGTTACTTATCCATTCATGAATATTGTCTGCTACTTCCTCGAGGGAACCTGAACCTAGTTCCGAGTAATCAATACCGAAGTCATCACAGAACGAACTCATACTGTAGTAAGCCTCGCTTATCCAGTCTTCTATACTAGTTTCGCTAACTGCTTCATCAAATGCTTCTTGAAATACTTCACCGTCCTCATCTAGGTACTCTCGTACATAATCTAAATAATCGCTTTCGTATTCTTCATCAATAAATTCTCTACACCAGTTAATAAATTCCCAACCATCTTCTTCACGATTCTCATATTCGTTAGGATCTTCATCTTTAAAATTCTTTCTGTATTCTATAACAGCATCTTCAGTAGGACCGTCACCGTATTCCATAAAACGTGTGTATGACTCGTCATCTTCTCTTTCGTTCTCCATATAACGTTCCATGACATCTTCATAATAATTGTCTACTTGATTTTCTCTAATCCACTCATTAAAGGCTTCATCAATATACTCATGATCTCTGTTTGAAATATACAGTTCGCTTTCTACTTCTTCCCAAGCCATGTCATCAATATCTTGCCCACTACCTCTTTGGGATATATCCGTCCAAGCCGTTTCTGCTTCGAAGCCACACCTTATAGGCAAGTCTAGTGCTGTCTTGGCTAAGTTCTTGTCATTAAAATTTATTTCGAATAAGTTTTCGTCGATTTCTTGTAATAATCTGGATTTTTTTCTGATGCTTTTGCCAGGCTTTTTACCTGTTAATTTTTTTAATATCTTTTTAGCAAGACTGCTTTCGTCTACACCTTGTTTACTTGCTTGTTTTAGTAATGCTCCGAGTCTGTTAGCAAACTTTGGATTGCTCATTGCGTTTGTGACATCACCTAAGATAGGAGCCAATTGTTTTAATTCTGTTTTGTTTGGCATTTTGCCTGTAGCAACTTTGCCTGCTCCTTTGGCAAATATTTGTCCTTGTACTTTTTTGCCGGACATGGCGCCTACTTTACGTGACCCTTGTGCTAATGTTTTTTCAACATCATCGTTGTTGTCTGGTGTTGCTTTAGGATCTTTTATTTCTTGACCAGGTACATCTAATTCAGGCTCGTCTACATTGCTCTTAGCATTAGCATCTTTGCCCTGTATACCCATGTTGTATTCGAATAAGTCAGATATCTTCATTATCTTCTCCTATTCAATTGTGCTATTCTACGGCTTAAAGGATTTCTTCTTTTAGTTCTAGCGGCTTTTCTAGCCATCCTTTTTCCCATTTTTGCTCTAGTACGTTTGAGTACCATACGTTTCTTCATGTTGATTGCTTTAGAACACTGGCTGGCATTAGAAACTAATCTACCTTTTCTAGGTCCACTAGTACATCTGACCTTACGGACAATCTTCTTGCCTCGTTTGGCCCATACCATTTTGGCCTCCATTACTTCTTCTACTTCAACAATTCTCATTTTAAAATAACTTAAATATCAATGCTATAATTAGACTTGACATTGTAGCAAATACTCCTGCCATAATACCCACTAACCAATTTTCTATTTTAGAAAAATGATCTTTAACTTCTGTTTTAAATTCTTTGATTTCTGATGTTACTTGTTCGATTCTCAGCATGTCTGCGATGACTTGCGTTTTTAATTCTGTATCTCCAGCATAAAGTTGCTCTGCTGGTTTTTTATCTAAATCTTTGTCTGCCATTATAATACGTCCTGTTTAGAAAATTCAGTATTTACTGAACTTTTTGTATCAATTGTACCGCCATTTAAAACGATACCATTTAATTCATCTTTCAGTGTGTCTAATGTATGTGCGCCTTGTCTTTCAAACGCAAATTTAAATACCCAACCTGCGCCTGTTAGTGTAGGTGCCCCGTAGTCATCCAATCCTGCTGAACTTCCGTCTGCTAATATTGGTGTGTTCATTAACATTGGTTGTGCTCTTAAACTTATTACCTGTACTAAACTTTCAAAATCTTTTTGTGTACTATCTGTAAAACTATCTGTGGCGGTTATGTCTAATGTTGTGAATAGTGTAAAAAATTCAACGTCACCTGTTAAGGTTTCGCTTGATGTAACTAATCCACCTGCTTTTGTTTGTGCCATAATTTCTCCGTGTGTCTCTCTATAAGCATATTTATCATTTTGTGGTAATATTATGATTGATTTCCAACAGCCATAAAAAAAGCACTCCTAAGAGTGCTTTTTAAAGTTTTATCTAAAACTAATTATAATTAGTCTTTAAAGATTGATTCAACAGTTGTAACTGCTCCAGTAACGCCGTGTGCGTTTGTACCTTCTGCAGTATAGTCTGCGCCTGCGCCTTGTAATGCTACAAAGACTACGTCAGTTGTTCCACCAACAAATGCTGATCCGTCTGCTGTTCCAACGCCGCCTACTGCGAAACCGTCTAATTGCATATCCTCAAGTACAGTTTTTAACTCTGCTTCTGTGATATTTGTTTTTGCAATCTTAACGATGTCTGTTTTTGAACCTAATCCGTTGCCAATGCCTTGTCCTGCTTGGCTTGTTTCAAATGCTACTAATGCCATGATATGACTCCTACTATTCTACGTTACAAAGTGTTTATGTTTTTAACTATCTTTGTAACTTGGTTACTTTTATTTATCAAAATCCCATAAAAAAAGGGCAAATGGATTGCCCTTTTTATTGTTATATGTCTTCAAATCTTATAAAACAAAAGTTTTTGCGGCAACTGTTGCTGAAGCAAGGTTGATTGAATCAACTGTGCCTAAAGCAATAATAACGTCTTCTAAGTGAGCCGCTAAGGTTTCACTGTTTGAACCGTCATAAGTGTCAGCACCGTATTCACCTTCTAGCATCAAACTCATATTTGCGTTTGTGCTGTGTAGTGGTCCATGACCTAAGATGTTTACACCTTCGCCTTGGATTGCTTCAAATACTGCCTCAACTGCGCCTGCTGGTCCTAATGAACCGTTAACAGCCGCGCCAAAGTCAACATCTACTAATGCTACTTCTTTACCGATGAAAAATTTCTCTTCATCAACTCTGTTTGGATTTGATTGACTTAGTCCTACTAATGCCATTTTAATCTCCTAATTTATAGCCTGTATCTCTACAGTCGTTACGTTTATTTATCTAAAATATTGGGTATTTTTTGTTAAATTCTGGTGTTAAGGAAGTCTTTGACGTTGTCAACTGTGTCCTTATAATACTTGCTTACAGCATAAGCCGGGTCTGTTATAACTCTGTCAACTGCTTTACCAATGGCTCCTCGCTCTTTGCCTCGAGCATCATTCTTGCCGTAGTATCTAGGGTCTTTAAGTATTCTACCATCTGAACCTCTTTTAAGATTTCTGCGATCTGCTGATGTTTTATTAACTCTTTTGTTAAATTCCTGATCATCTCGAGCGGCCTTTCGGTCCGCAACCTCTTTCTCCCGGGCTCTTCTCGACGCTTTTTCACTACGTTCTCTATCTCGTCTTTCTTTGTCTAAACCTTTTTTAGATCTTTTATCTAGTTTAGCAATCTTCTGATCTATTTCTCTTTCTTTATCTGTTAGTTCGTCGGATGCTTTTTGTTGTCTTTCTCTACCTTTAACATCTACCTGGTCTATTCCAGAGAACGACGCTCTGCCAATATCTTTTGCATCCCAGTCAAGTCCTGCTCTTGAAATATCCTGCAGGTTTTTTATTTTTTGGAATTGATCGCTTTCTAATGATTGTGTTACTTCGAAAATCTTCATAATACTATTTATAACTTTTTCTTACTTGCCCAGTAGGCACCAATGCCTGCCAAGCCGGCTGATGCTTTTGGACCTAGCCTGCCTCTTGTGATTTTAGGACCTAATTCGTGTGCCGCATAGGCTGTTGCGCCTGCTACTGCTAAACGTTTAAGTGTGCTTTGATTTGTTGCTATATCTAATTCTTTATTACTTACACCTGGTAATGCGTATCTTCTTTCTCTAGCAAGATCATTTAATGGTTTATATAATTCACTTCTAACTGCTTTTGCTCTCATGGTGTGTAACAAACGTGTAACTGCTAATTGCTTTTGTCTATACTTTAATCTATTCCAGTCGCTAATTAGTCTTCTTACTGCTAATAGTGCCGTGCTAGTTATACCTAATTGATATTGTAATCTCAAAAGATATGTTACATTAGGCTTATTGCCTTTGCTAATATTCTGTAAGTATTGCCATAATCGTCTTTCGTCAAACTTAATTGTTTTCTTTTTTGCTCCTTTAGGCATACTGTCATATCTTTTATTCACAAAGTAAGCCATTTGATATAAGTCTGTTGATGTTACTCTGTTAGCAATAAATTTTCCGTATGTAGTACTTTTACTAGCATACTTTTTACCAAACTTAACTGTACTTGCGTCTTGTACAAACATAGTATTAATTAAAACAAAAACAAAAAGTAATTCTGTTATGTCATCTTGATTGTATGCTTTGAAACCGTTAGTGGCTCTGTACAATCGACTTTCATTTAATTCATCAAGTAATTGTAATTCCATTATGCTCCTGGTCTCCCTGTGCCAAAGTTTTTAACACTAAAGTCTAATCTGTCAACTAATTTAATTGCGTTTCCAATATGATCAACAGCAACAAAGCCTTCTTCGCCGGTAACATCATAGTCACCTTGTGCGTTTTGTACAAATGTATCTATTTGTCTTATATTTGCTAATTTTTTAACAATCATTTCTTTTGCTCTAATTAGATCTAAGTAAACAATATACGCACTTACAATTTCATTAGTGTTGTCTTCTAAAAATTTAATGCCATCAAGCATCATTTTTGTTTTAGCAACTTTGGTCTTATCTGTTTTTACTGCCTCGATTGCTTTTTTCATTGCCGTTTTATAATCATTCATAAATGCTGTAGCAAATGTTTTAGGATCCTTTTCAAACTCGCCTTGGTCTCTGATAATTTTGTTTACACTTGCTTTGATTCTATCTCTTAAGTTTTGACCAAACTCGTTATTCTTTAAAAATTCTAAATTACCCATTTTAGATAAATTTTTATTAGCATCTTCTATTGCTGACCTAAGAGAATCTGATTCCTCTGCTGTCATTGTTACTTGCCCGGAGTAATCTTTAATTATAGCATCTCTGTACCATACTCCGGCATTACTACCGTCGCCTAAGGCACTAGCATCATAACCAAATTTAGCATTCATATCTGATAGTGTCGGGCCACCTACATACTCTGTGTGGAACACTATACCCATATTTGATGATAATATTTCTTTTGCTAAGTCGCTGTTCTTAGGTACAGCATATATAATAGTGTTTGGTTTGAACACAATGTATTCTTCACCTTTAATGTTTGCTGTTTCTATATCATCTTTGGAAAACAACATGTCACCTTGTACAACACCTGTAAAATTTAATTTTTGTAAATTAGTAAATGCTGTTGCTAGTTTTTTTCTAAGTCCTTCAGCACTTTTTGTTTCGCCTTTTACAACTTTGTCTGGATGGTTTGATTTGATGTCTGCTAAACTTTTATTTAATTTAGGGTTTCTGTTGAATACACCTTTTGTACCTACAAAAAATTTACCATCAGCAGGATCAATACCAGCAAATATAGCCGGAGCACCGTCCCATTTTGTTGTTAGGTTAAATTTACTTTTGGCATTCCCTTTGAGCATTTCATAAAAGCCTACTAAATGTTTAATAGCGGCTTTACCGCCCGGAAGTCCATCATTAAAAATTAAATCTTCTAGATGTTCTAGATGTGTATTCTTTGCTTCATCAAGTCGGTGATGAATGACACATTCTTTAATATACTGTCTTGTTAGATCTACTGCTCTCATTTTTGGTTTCGAGGAGTTTGATCCTCTCGATCTCCTCTTTTCTGCCAGCCTTTTACGGGATCAAATTTGGAGCCTTGTTTCTTAAAGACTAGATTTGTCGGAACTGATACTAATGGGTTCCCCATAGGATCTTTTGGAGCATTAGGATTAAATGGGTCGACCATTTTTAATACAAACTCTTTCTTATTTTGTGGATTATATCCCCTTAACTCTCCTTCTCCAGTTTTGTTATCACCGTATGTGTACGTGACAATATCCCCTGACTGTAATTGTTTAATCCTTCTTAACTCGCGTTGTCGTTTAGCACTATCAGTTTGGCTCTTTCCGCCTTTTTGCCTACCACCCGATCTAGGTCCTGTAGGTTGTTCGCCGTCACTATAATTATGATAGTCTGTGGTCCTGTAACCAGGCCCAGTATTTTTAGTATCCTTGGGCGGCGTGCCTCCTGAATCTCCTTTTGATCTAAAGTAGTCAACAACTTTACGTCCGAGATTGTCTATTCCTGCTAGGCCTCTTGTTACTGTTGTTGCTGTTTTACCAGTTAAAGCACCAGGCTTTTGCAGTACATTGTACCCAGCACGTTCAGGGTCATTGGGATCAAGGAAACTTGATACTTTGCCTTTTACTCGATCTTTAAAACCAGGTGGTTGATTAGCGACGTCCATCGCACTAACTACACTTGTAGAGAATTTTTTATCATCGACTCTTTGTAGCATACCACTTGGAAGTTTTATGTAAAAATGACTTGCTTGTTTTTGTTGGTCCCAGTTCTGCCAATCTCCTATTACAAAAAGTTTTCCTTTTATAGGAGCACCATCCAATTCGAGATCTTCGGCATCTGTGCCAACAACTTTTACTGCTGTAACAGGAAGTTTGCCTTGGCCTTTATATTCGCCAGTGCCTTTTATCATTTCTTGTGAAATAAATGGCGGTGGAGCCGCTTCTTGTAAACTTGTTACTTCAAATATCTTCATTTTTTGACTCTTTTACTATTTGAACGCCTTTAGCAAAACGTTCTGGCTTTCTACCTTTGATAGAATTTACTAATCTGCGTTGTAAATCCAAAGCCTGAGAGTCGTCAAAATTTTCTTCTATAAGTTGAATTAAGTTTATAGCACTTTTGATAATATGATTACCACGTGTTGCTACAACATCTAATTTGTTTCTTTCAGAGACAACTGAATTAAGTTCATCTAGTATCGATTTTTTTGTTATTGACATAATCTCATTCCTGCTTTAAGCATATTTATCAAATAATCACTTTTTCTTGAGTAAGTCTCTAAGTGCCAAACCTTGAAGTTTGGTATTATCGATACTTTGTGTATCTTCTTCTGCCTCTTCTGTTCTAATTGCAGATGAACGTTGTAGTCCAGCAACCAGTGTTTGTGTCTGCATTGTGTCGTATGACTCTTCTTCATCGTCTAAATCTTCAATACGCAATGTTTCTGGATTAAACTTTAAGTCTACCTTACTGCCAACACCACTACTAGACCTTGTTTTCATAAACTGTATCTGATATCTACCGCGTTCTCGCATAGCATTACTTGTAAATATACCTACAACATTGTCTGCTGTTTGTATTTTACTAATACCACCAGCAATATGACTATGGTCAAATTCTATTTCTTCTACAGCACCTCTGTTTAACTGCGATGCTGTTACTAACAGTATGTTTAATTCTACTGCTAAGTTACGCAATTCTTCAGATACATACTTGTCTTTAATAAACAAGTCACTTGGTGATACTTTTCCACTAATTGGCATCATCAAATCCAAGTAATCTACTAACAATGCGTCTACTTTGATGCCTGTTTGTATTTCATATTCTCTAATAAACGACCTAATATCGTTAGCATTTACACCATTACTCATCTGTTTTATGCGGAATTTACCAGCACCTTTGCCCTTCATTCGCACTTTTAAGTCCACATCATCCATGTTTTTCATAACATCTCTGGTGGCATACTCACTAACCATAGCATCAATACGCATACTTGACAGTTGTTCACTTAACTCTAAACTTAAATATACTGTATTAAGTCCTGCTTGACTCCAGTTTACACCTAAGTTTTGTAAAAACAAGCTCTTACCTGCTCCTGAACCACCAGCAAATACTGTAAGTTCGCCTCTGTTAAGTCCGCCATACAATTTTTGATCAAAGTTTTTCCAGCCTGTGCTTATTGCTCCTGCTTGATCTTTAATCCATTGTAGTCTTTCTTTGGGATTTTCATAATAATCTAAACCAAAATCACTAACTAAGCCAACACCACTTGCTTCTTTGATAAGTGCTTCTACACTACCATAGTCATGTTGCTCTAATAAGTCTGTGCTGTCCAGTATTGCTTTTTCTAATGCTTTGTGTCTACAAAAAGTTTCAAATTCATCCATAAACCAATTCATATGGCTTTCATGGACGTCTTCAACTGGTTTAAGTTTTATACCATTAACTGCTTCTAACTGCTCGAGTGTAGGAATACTAGCATACTTACCAGCATGATCTTTTAAGAACTCTACTGCTTCTCTATATTTTCTATTAAACATGTAAGGCTCAACAATGCTGTTTACCCTTACAAATACATCAGGATCAGTAACTAAGAATCTTAGAAACAATTCTTGTATATCTTCTCCGTAGTCTTTAATTTCACTCATAGCATTTTGCTCTGTACTTTAATTTTAATTTCATTCGATACTGTATGTTTAATTATGCTTGATAAGGTTAAAAGTCTGCCATACTTGGTAACCGCATCGCCGACATCCTTACAATCAGTGTGCCAAGGTGGAAAACTTACTTCCCACCCTAGGTCAGCGGCCTGCCTTATCAATTCTTTACCTGGAGCATCTCTGTCAGGACAAAGTATTACCCGTTTATTTAATGAATTTATCTGTTGTATCTGTCTTTCATTCATGCTATTACCTAGTACACTTATGCCATCTATAAGTATAGCATCGATTACACCTTCTGTTACAACAACAATTTTTCTATCTGAGTAAATGTATTTGTCTATGTTAAACACATATCCGCTTTGACTATTGTTTATATACTTAGGTGTTTCTTTTGTAGGTGGATTTATATGCCTACCTACATAGCCTACCATTTCTTGATTGTAATAGAATGGTATTATCAATCTATTTTTCATCATCAAATCATCGCATACAAAGAAATCATATTGTGTTTTTAATAAACCTCTGCTGTAAGCATATTCTAATATGTCATTGTGTGCTTTGTTATATGGTAATTTAGGAACATCGTTTAGGCTAATAGCATTTGGTAATTCTACTGGTTTAAATTTTTCATAGTTTATTACAATATCGTCGATTTCGTTATCAAATTCTTCGATCTTCATAAGTTCTAGTACAAGTTTCTTTACACTTTCATTAGTTGCGCCTAACTTTACAACTAAGTCCTTATACTTTTTACCAATCTTTTTGCTAGGACTCCATCCTGTAGAGAAGCCACAGTTAAAACAGTTATACGCAATCTTAGGACCAGTGGCAATTACACCTGCTCTACCTCTTCTATCG